CTCAGTAGCTGCAAATTTTACTCCGCCTTTACCTGAGAAATCAGTGTTACCATCTACTCCATCAGCTGCAGAGAATGCAGGACCACCTTGAATATAATAGTTAAGTTGACCTGCTTTATCTTCCCAACCAATGTGTAGATCAGTCGTTGTAGACTTATAATCACTACCTGTATACTTTGCTTTTGACTCAGCATTTACATAGATGCCAGCCATTGCAGGAGTCGAAGCGAAAGCTGTTGCCGCTAGGGCTAGTGCAATTGATTTCATGTTAAATTTTTTTTAAGATTTTTTAGTGTATTCTACACCACGATACTTGAGTGTCATAATGATCTCCAGTATCACAGCCCCGTTCCATGCTGTGAATTCATGCGACCTTCAAAGAAGGTTGAACGGACGTGGTGTTTAGTAATTGATTCCAGTATCTGATATTGATGACATTGTATCGCTTACTGCAGAAGGTCCAACTGACTTCGGACCCTGTGAGTAATCATACCCTGTTTGTTTTTTATTATCAGTAGAAGTAGTCTTTTGTACTGTTGGTGCTGTTGATTGCTGACCTACTGGATCTGGAGTTTGCGGTGCAGGATTATCGCTGCGTCCTCCGAACAATTTGTTCGCTACTTTTCCTAAGCACATAATGCTATCCTATATTTTGTTTTTCTGCCGCTAAGTCTAGCGGGAAATTGTGAGCGTTCCTTTCATGCATCACTTCCATACCAAGGTTGGCACGGTTTAAGACGTCTGCCCAAGTAGGTACGATCCTACCACTGGAGTCAACGACTGACTGATTGAAGTTAAAGCCGTTGAGATTGAAAGCCATAGTACTGACTCCCATACTGGTGAACCATATGCAAACGACTGGGAAAACAGCAAGGAAAAAATGAAGGCTCCTACTATTATTAAAGCTGGCGTATTGAAAGATAAGTCTCCCAAAGTAGCCATGAGCTGCGACGATATTATACGTCTCTTCTTCTTGGCCGAATTTATATCCATAATTCTGAGACTCCGTTTCAGTTGTCTCTCGAATGAGTGAGGAAGTAACAAGACTTCCGTGCATTGCAGCGAAAAGAGCACCCCCGAACATCCCAATAACACCAAGCATATGGAATGGATGCATGAGGATATTATGTTCGGCTTGGAATACGAACATAAAATTGAAAGTGCCGGAAATACCAAGAGGCATACCATCACTGAAGCTCCCTTGTCCAAAGGGGTACACCAAGAACACAGCAAATGCTGCTGATACTGGTGCTGAATAGGCGACACATATCCACGGTCGCATCCCTAGTCTATAACTAAGTTCCCATTGGCGTCCCAGGTATGCTGCGATACCGATGAGAAAGTGGAATACAATGAGTTGATATGGTCCTCCGTTATACAACCACTCGTCGAGGGTTGCAGCTTCCCAGATTGGGTAGAAGTGAAGACCGATTGCGTTAGAGCTCGGGACGATGGCTCCTGAGATGATGTTGTTTCCATAGAGTAATGATCCTGCGACGGGTTCTCGAATACCATCTATGTCAACTGGAGGAGCTGCAATGAATGCTATAATAAAGCACGTCGCTGCGGTTAATAGTGCAGGGATCATTAGGACACCGAACCAACCAACGTAAAGTCGGTTGTCGGTACTAGTAACCCAGTCACAAAAACTCTGCCAGTTATCTTGTGGTTTCGTTATTTGTACTGTAGTTGCCATTTAAAAAATGCCGGGAATTATTTGTCCAGTTATTATGTATGAACCAAGAGCGGCAACGAAACCTAGCATAGCTAGTTGACCGTTAACACGCTCAGCATTTTCAAAGTAAGGTTGTTCAATTACTTGTGCTTGTGCTTCGGTTGCGAATCTGTTGTTGCGTCCGCCCTGTTCAGTTGTAGTTGTCATTAATAAAAGAGTAAGAGTGCGTGTGGGCAGGGACGATAAGCTTCGGGCTGCCGCTCTTACTTAAGGTTTGTATTCTTTACCTACACCTTTTTGTACACACTTACCATTTACTCTCTTGTGCCCTGGAGGACATGGTTTTAAATTATCTTTATTAGGAGCTTTAAGTGCAGGAGGTTTAGGTGCAGGTCTTTTGACACCTTGCTTTAGGTGTGGAGGTTTTCTAGGTCCAGGCATCAGGTTACCTCCGCTCCAGCTACAGAATCATCAGTAGTATTACCTACTACCTTACTGCACTGTGCTACTTGTGCTGCTTTGGTACCATTGTCATTATAAGGTATGAACCAACGGTCACCAGTCGCATTGACTTTAAATTTTACCACCATATCGTTTGCACGAGCCGATGGATCATAAGCTTTTGACATAATTAAAAGTTAACGTTTGAACGTTCTAGTTTATCATATACATCCTGACGATATGCAGGATCAGTATCATAACGAGGGTCAGACATAGCTTGAACAACTTCAGCTTGACTACGGAATCCATTGGATGCCTGTGCTGCTTTACCTGTTAACATACGTCCCTCGTATCCTTCTTGAGATTCATACTCTGATCGAAGTCCTGCTACTGCTATCTGTATAGCCATAGGATTACCTTGATCAATGATTGAGTTGAAAGCATCTAGTGCTCTGCTATCTAGGTTCTCGGCTGCCCATCCTGTGAGCTTACCATACTCTGCCTCTCCACCTACTGAGTTATAAACTGTATTCATCTCAGCATCAGTGAGGTCTGGTCCCTCTCCAGGGTCTACTGCAACCTGTCCATTCTCGTACATTGCAACGTAAGCATTAACAAGATCTTTACTACTCATCTCGCTAAATCTTTCCATAGTTTCTTCGGAAAGCTGTCCTTCGTTTGCATAGTATTCGTCTGAAGCATCTTGTAGTACTGAAACACTAGCTGCTACTTCCTCATCGTATTCAACCTCTTCAGTATCTACTTCTACATCTTCATCATCATCATTAGAACCTAACTTCTTCTGTAATTCTAGGTATGCATTCTCTAGTTCTTCTGCGTTCTCGAACTTACCTGCATATAATTCTGCCTCCTTTTGACCTAGTTCTTCTGCTACTTTTAGTGAGTCCTGCTCTTCTGCAGAAAACTCAGGTTGATCAGCAGGGGTGGGATCGTAACTAAGTGTCTCCGTCATTCTTAACTCCGTTAGCTGTTGTTACTTTTAAGTTACCTAAACCAACAGTGGTAACAAAATCAGGATCTAATCCTATCTTAGCTTTAGCAGCTATTGCTGTTGGTTTAGCTATATCAGTTTCATCTACCAATGGTTCAGGTTTACTGACCTTGGCTAATGGTTTTTTACGTGCCTTCTGCGGGCGGCTCGGCTTCTGCTGCATTTGTTAATTGATCATAAGTGTCTTTCATACCTTGTCCTATCGCAGGGTTCTTACTTGGGTCCAGCATTGGAGTACCAGCTAGCTGACCTGCTTGCTTGGTTAGTTCCATCTGTTGCATCTCTTGCATCTGTTGTGCCTTATCATTAGCCATTGTTTCAGGCGTCTTGATTAGGTTCAGTGCATCTATACCTTGAGCGGCTGCGAGTCGTTTAACATACTCACCTGCATCAAGGAACTTAGCCATGATCTCTGGTCCCATTGTTTGAGCAAGAGTTTGTGCGAATGAAACAAGACTCTGTTGATCTTGTCCTCTACCTAGTGCATTAACTCCAGCTACAATCTGAGGGCGTACCGCTTCTTTAGGTATCTTAGGGATAACCTTATTGCGTTGGAGTATGTGTAATGTCCTATCAAGATAGGGGATTAAGAATTCAACTGTAAGTAAACTGAATAGTCCACCTAGCTGTTGTTCCAATTCCATCTGCGTGAGGCGTACCTCTTCTGCAGTAGTTCTCTCACTTTGCCTAACCTGTAACACTAGGAAAGCATCACTTACCCTGCGTTCTAGGTTCTGCATTTGTTCAGCTGCTGTTCTAAAGTCAGCTGTCTTACCAACCTGTATAACACCGACATCATCAGGTCTACCCTGAACGATGGCACCGTTACCAGCTTCTGCTATAGTCTTTGGTTTTGTTGTAGATGATGGTGATACTAAGAACACTACCTTACTAGCTGCAGCTGACCCTTCTACGAGAGCCTGAGATAATCCTTCTAGGGATCTAATGTCCCCAAGGAATTCTTCAACTCTTCCCCGTCCGTAATCTTCTCCGTCCACTGTATTGAATCTCAATACTAGCCAGGGAGAAGTATTCTTAGGAGCAGTGCTGCGACTACCAGGTAATATATTATCAAAGGCTTCTTGATGCCACACCCATCTACCATTATTGTCAAGCTTGACGTAGGTATACACCTCAACGTCTTGATCATCAGATCCTGTCTTGTAACCATCGTCCCCTGGAGGATTAGGTAAAGGTACTGGCAGATCTTGACCAAGTATCTTTCGACTTATTAGTTCCTTTGTTACGATCTCACAAATATTACCGTTACCATCACGATTAACTACGTAACGATTGAGGGGATAATTTTTGAGACCATCTTTGCCCATAAATATTAACGCATTACCAGACACAATTAAATGTTTAAGTGCTTGGTGGACAACAACTCTATCAGTAGAGGCGTTAATATAATCCATAACCATCCTTTCCATCTTGGCAAAGGATAAGTCTAGTTCACTTTTAATTTCATTAGGAAACTCTTCACCTATCTTATCATCCCTTACTTGAAACTTAAAGAAGCTAGTCTGTGGTGGTAGCAATGCAAGCATAAGCTTAGCTGCTAAATTAACTACAGACTTAGCACCTACTGATTGCCAAGGGGTATGTAATTTCTGATGTTGTGGACGTGAACTTAAATCTTCTTGTACTAGATAAGGCAGTGTTAATCTTGAACATTCAACTGCGGTATGAAGGAACTGAGTTCTACCACTGGTCAGTTGATTGTATCTATCACGTGCTTTCATTGTTTATTTTTTTCCAGTTGGATTCCGAGCAGCTTCTTCGTCAAAGTGACGGTACTTATCTTGACCTTTGTAATCCCTAGACTTACCTCTATAATAATCCTGTTTAGATCTATCATGTTTGTTAGGTATTACAGCATCATTTACCATATCATCTCGTGATGGACTACCAGGTAAGATAGGAGTTTTCTTTACTGGTTCTGGAGTTGCACTGCCTGACATTAAACACATATCTCACTCCTATATGTTAGTACCACCAACAGGTGAATCAGGAATATTAGTTGATGCTGTTGGATCAATTGCTGAAAATTCTTTAACACCTTTTTTAGCTGCTGCTATTTCTAAGGCTTTCTTTTTCTTTGTAGTTAGTTTATCATCGTCTCCAGTTTCCTTACCTTTAATATCCTCAGGTGATACATACTCAGGTGCTGGATCCGCTGACTTCATAGCCGGAGCTGGAGGTTGCGGCTTTGGCATTGGAGGTCTTCCACCTATACACATTACTTTTCTTCCTCTATTATAGTTTTAATATATTGTACCACACTAGCTTGGCCAGCACGATACATGATTGATTCAATAGATTCTTTGGGGTGGACAGGTTGCCATTTGAAATTGTCTTCTACTTTTTTGAATAGCTCATCAACTCTTTCGTTGTGAAGCTTAAGCGTATTTAGGGAGATTTGTGTTGGCATGTTCAAAGAATGCGGGCATTCGAGCCCGTTTAGTGTCAGAAAACTCTGGCGCTTTGCCTTCGTACATTAGACGATCGCTTGCATTCAGCCAGAATTTTTTGTCCAAATATTTGTCGTAGGTATTTATACCTAGGGGTTGAAGAACCCAGTTAATGGTGGCCTTCCTAAGTTTATCCAAAGAAGGAGAAGCAGAAAGACCCAGCTCTGTGCATACAAGAGTATTACTTGCCACATGGATCTGTTCGTCTCGGCTGATGTCTGCTGATACTGTGCGAAGAGCAGGATCGCCATTAAACCTAAAGAAAGGGAGAAGAACAAAGAAGATAGCTCGTTCTGCGACAAGTGCTTTAAGAACGGTATGGTCGGGATGGTTAATCCAAGCATCTCTTAATAACTTCCCCTCATTCTCATCTTTTTCATTGACATTATGTACATCTGCTATATATCCCAATGCGAGATCGTGCCTTTCCTCATCCTCAACATTCGATTCAAGGAGTTTTCTGGCATTATTGGGAACACTCTTCTCCAAGCCTTCACTAATGAAGCTTCCAACAGGGAGCTCCATATGACGTATAGAGAGAGCACGGAGGATGGTTTCTTCTGCACCTTCTTTAAGCTTTCCAGCGGTAGGTTTTACGGGTGACCACTTACGTTTGCGGTCATATAATTTATCATAAGGATGTTGTCTCATTATTCTTGACAGTCACAGGTTATCGGCTCGTTTCCGAGTATATCCTGTAAGTAATCATCGACTTCGGCTTTATCTAATGCTGCATAAGCATCGCTCTTATCCTGTACGTCGCCCATTACTTGCAGGGAGTAGTATAAGGAGGTCTGGGGTGATAGTAACCACTCTTCCACGAAGTTTCTGTCATAT